CATTGCTACATATTAAATCTTTAAGATCGATATTACTTTCACTATTTCTATGCCATATCCATAATAACAATACTAAGAATAAGACAACAAGCATGAGTACAGTACTCATAGCAACCTGTGCCTTATTGATATCAGTCCAATCTATCATTAATTATTTGTTTGCTAAAGGATTGTCAAGCGCTTTCTTAAGTTTTTCGTCTAGCTCTCTTTGTGCTGCTTTTAACTTAGAATCAATTTCTTTATTATTAGCAGCAATTGCTTTAGTATTTTCTGCAGCCATACGATTCATTTCTTTAGTTGCTGCATTCATGCTCGCATCAGCAGCCTTTTGAATGTTTCGTACTTCAGTTTTTACTTCAGCTACTGTTCTATCTATTTCACGTTGTTGTGTTTTATTGCCGCGTTCAACATCCTCTACAGTTTTCTCCAGACGTCTAATATCATTCTTCAGATCATTTTTAATATCTCTAGTATATTCAGCAGTTTTATCAGATCCCTCTTGAACCGCCTTTGCTGTTTTACTTGCATTTTCTTCTATAACAGCTAGACGTTTATCAAACTCTGAAAAATCCGGAGAAACGTATTCAGCTATCTTTTTCTTCATACCCATATAATCTTTATACACTTCGAACACACCATATAGTCCACCTAATGCGCTTGATACTATAGTAGCAGCTACCATTAGTTTGGCAGGAGTAAATTCATATCCTCCTATACTAATAACAGTATCTTTACTAGCATACTTCTTTGCTGCGTCTTCTAATTCATCAACCTTTTTATTTAGATCGACTTTTTCTTCTGACATTTATTTTTCCTTGTTATTAAACTAGTCTTTCCATAACTATATAATTTCTATTATAACCAGGTCCAATCAAAAGTGTTATTCTATACAATCTACGATTAGTCAAATCTTGCACATTGTAAACTGCTTGATCATTAGCCCATGGAAAATTCCATCCAAAAGGCAATTGCCAATTAGTGTTTAAAGTATTACCGTTCCAGTAATTAGCGGACCAATTACCAGTATAATCTCCTTTGGCCCAAAATATTTGACCAGAGATATTCACATTAAGTGTACCTTGAGAAAGTTTGAATTGTAAACTTCGAGGGTTGCCCGGATTCAATTGTACCATTAAATCATCTAATTGAATAGGTACTCCACTATCCACGCACCCTGCTCTATATCCTTGTAGAGCTGAAACAATTACTGGAGCATTTGGATTAGGTGCTGAACCCACCATACGAGGAGCACCTGCAGTTGTTGTTGAAGTTAATGCTCCAGCATCTACTGTACTACCATCTGTTTTAGTTAATATAAGTTTACCATTAGTTATGGCAGCATTACTTATACCTACACCATCTTTACCTGGTGCACCAGGGTCACCTTTAGGTCCTTGTGGTCCCGGCTCACCTTTGTCACCTTTTTCTCCCTTTTGCCCTTTAGCTGATTCAGATGTAAGATCACCTATCACGGCCTTCATCTGTTCTTTTCTAAATTCTGCTAACTTACTCATTCGTATAATCTCCACTCTTCGCCGTTGAACATAGCACCTATACTATCATTGTTTACTGTTACACTTAAATTATTTGTTCCCAGAATAGTTTTACCGTTTCCATCTATAATTAAGTTATGAGTTGCAAATGTTCCAAATGCATCTAAAAAGAATACAGCATCTCCTGCCTGGGGGCTAGAGGGAAGATTCGCGGTGACTGTATTGTTTCTCGTATCTATTCCATATCTTCTGTTTGATACTGTATCAAAATTACTATTCTTTATCTCAAAACTTGGTTCTATATCTATTTTAGAATTGTTTTCAAGATATACTCTTTCTTTAATATAAAGTTTATCAATAACAGCATTTCCATATTTAATGTTAGACATATTATCTCCTATACTGTAAGTCCACCATTTCTTGATGTAGTTTATCGCTAGCCAATTGTCGTAATGCTCTTACATTATCAACTGTCTTTTGATTTCTATATATTTCTTTGGGTGAGTAAAATGCTGCATCATTTAAAGCAACCATGTAAGAATTGAAGCCGACAGGAGCCCTAGCAATAGAAGCAATAGAAACTCCAGCGGCCGCATCGTTATCTTGAACATTTGATTTTACTTGCTGTGTGGTCGTCTCTTCTTTTTTATCTTGAATATTTGGTTTAGCTTCCATAATACTGTTTATAGGATCAGTTTTGTTAGTTAAAAAATTAGATTGCAATGTTGGCGTTTCTATCAATTGCCCCGCTAAAGGATTTGCTAAAGAAGTCAATGAAAGATTGGATGATCCTACTGTACTAATATTTTGATTACTAAATTGATTATTATTTTGCAACGATGCTACAACTGTTGCTATAGATTCAGATTGTGTAGATTGATTTTGTAAACTAAAAATTGATACTTGATTTGTTTTAGTTTGTTGTTCGTTTACAGATCCACCTAGATTAATTGTTGTATTTTGTGCATTGGGTCCTTGTAACATATTCAATTGATTTTGAGTACCTGGTAACTGAAATGTACCTGAACTAATTGTGGTAGGCGCTTGAAACATACTTAAAGATTGTAAACCTTTATTATCTTTAGAACTATTTTCCATTTTGAATGTTTCTTGTTGCATCATACTTTGTTCTATACTTTGCCTGGTTAATCTTGATGCTATTTGTTCCGCTTGCTTAGTTGTTTGCTGAGATGTTCTTTCCGTTTCTTTAATTGCAGATGATGCTGCATCCATAGTAATTTTTTCTTCTTTGTGTTGGTTATCTTGTATCTTTATTAAAGTATCAATCAATCTGTCAATATTAACCACAGTTTCAACGTGCTCTGTAGCACCTTCTTCTTTACCTAGTATATCATCTTTTTCTTTTAATGGATCATCTATAGGACCGTGTTTAGCAGTGGCAATAGGTTCTGGTGGAGGATTTTGTTGAGTATCTTGTTCTTTACTTGTTGTGCTAGTATCAGTAGATGTTGTTGTAGAAGCTAAATTTTTCTGTAGAGTCTCTTGAAATTTAGGGCAGTCTGGGCTGAACAAAGGATTGTTAACACAAGGGTCTGGTTTATATTTAAGTTGAAAACTTACATTGTTGATTTCTGGACCATAAGGTCCTGCCCAATAATTGTTATCCATGCCAACAAAACCAAATTGAACATTGCTTACTTCATTAGGTCTTCTTAGTTTGTTCCAATTCTGATCCCATGTAAACGTTGACCAGTTGTGAATAAAATTCAGATTGTAATTGTAACTTTCCAGTATAGTGCTACCACCTTTATCATACAAATTTACATAAGCAGATAATTGATCTAATCTACCATCATCCCAACCATTACCATTTTTACTAGTCCATTCAAATCTGTATCCAGTTGTTACAAGATTTGTACCACTATAAGGAAGAGCTTTAGCAACATTTACATTTTGATAAAGATTAGTTAAACCATAACTGAAGTTTATATTACCGTCTGGACGAATCATAGCATTTGGTCCACAATATCCGGGATCACCTGGAGCCCAACATGTGAGGGCGGAAACAAAAGTTCCGCCCTGCCACGTAGAAGTTGATATGGTAGCAGTTTGTGTATTATTAGCTAGATTACCTGTTATGTCCACAGATGTAGTAGCAATGCCTGAACTTTGAGAAAAAGCAGGAGCAATGAATAAAAGTATAATTGTAAAAATTATAAAGGCTATAAATCCTTTCGTATGTTTGTAGCCGTAATTTTTATCCATGTATAAATCCAGGTATGATTGATATTATCATAAGACAAAATAATATACACCAAGTAATTATTCTGTCTTTAAACTTACCCATGTTCTTTAACTAACTTTGGCATCTTATCAGGATTCTTTAACCATGCTTCTTTTGCTTGTTCGCCAATTAATCCTTCATATGGGCATGGTGTTCCTGCCATCATCATAGCATCGAAAACTCTACGATCCTGACACATTGTAGCAACCGCAGCAACCTTCATACCCATATCATAAAGTGTCTTAGAAAGTTTTAATCTTTCACAATTCATATCTCTTTGTGTTCCACCAAGAGCAAATCCTAAGAATTGAGTTTGTGCTGCTCCAGAAACTCCTGTAGTACATAAGTCAGGGCTGCCACCACTCATCATTGCTGGTGCTATAGCAGTTGGTGGTGGCTGTATAACTCTTTGTGTAATATTAGTATCGTTTATATTACGATTGGTCATATCACCAGTTTGAACATTTTGGTTAACATTTGAACTTGTGCTAATATTAGTATTTTGATTATTAGATGCACTTACATTTTGATTAAAATTTCTGTTTGTCATATCGCCAGTTTGAACATTATTGACAGTGCTATTACTTGTACTTGTATTCACATTGTTGTTATTGTATGTCATAGTGCCAGTATTAATGTTTGTATTTGTACTGGTACTTGTGCTTGCATTGTTATTATTGTATGTTACTGTTCCAGTGTTTTCATTTTTATTGATATTTGTACTAGTGCTAGCATTATTGTTATTGTATGTCATAGTGCCAGAATTAACATTATTATTGTTGTATGTCATAGTCCCGGTATTTTCATTTTTGTTAAGGTTCGTGCTTGTAGTATTATTATTGTTGTTATATGTCACTGAACCAGACATACGATTGTCATTCACATAAGTGACGGAGCCACTCATATTATTATTGTTGTTATATGTCACTGAACCAGACATACGATTGTCGTTGATGTTAGTAGCCGTACCACTTTGAACATTGTTATTAGTATTTACGTTTGTATTTGTACTAGTATTAGTATTTGTGTTAACCGAATTACTATTAACGGTGCTGGTAGATGTGGCATTAGATGTACTGGTACTCATGTTATTTGTTGTAACAGTACTAGTGCTGTTAGAAGTGGAATTAGTATCTACTAAACTTCGACCACCATCATAGGCGCCGTTGTTTATAAGATTAGTGGTACTTGTTGTGGTACCGCCGGCTGTATTTTGAGTACTAGTATTGGTTGTCTGCGCTAATAGACTAGTTGAGAAAACTAATAAAAGCGCCGCAATCGCCGCTTTTAGCATGAGAATCTCCTAATTTCGTTAAAAGAATAAATTCACTATCTCGAAATCAAGAAAATCTCATAAATATTATATGCACAGGCATATTATGATTTAATTGATCAAATTTCTTATTGACCTTTCATCCAACATTATTTATAATATAGAATCCAATGGAGATTCTTGATGCGCTTTTACACTAATGTAGTTCAATTTGGTAATAAAATCCTCGTCAGAGGAATAAATAATGGCAAAAAAGTACAGGATAAAATTGATTTCAGTCCAAGTCTTTTCGTCAGATCCCCAAAACAATCAGAATACAAATCATTATTCGGACAAAATCTCGAACAGATAGATTTTGAATCTATTAACGAAGCCAAAGATTTCGTAAAACGATATAGGGAAGTTCAAGACTTTCCGATATTTGGCAACACTAATTTTGCATATCAATATATCACCAGATACTTTCCTGATGATATTGACTTTGATATCTCTCAAATTAAGATTTGGTCACTAGATATTGAGACATCTGCCGAATTCGGATTTCCAGATGTGAACGATCCTCTAGAAGAAATGCTTTTGATTACTATTCAAGATTATAATACTAAGGATATTATATCCTGGGGTTCCAAACACTGTGAACCAGTAAAGGAAAATCATAAGTATATTCGTTGTAAAGATGAATACGATCTATTGAAAAAATTTATTGAATATGTTTACTTAGATCATCCTCATATCATTACAGGTTGGAACATTGAATTTTTTGATATCCCTTATCTTTGTAATAGAATTAGAAAAGTCTTAGGCGAGGATTCAATGAAACAATTGTCTCCTTGGAATGTAGTAAACCAAAGAGAAATTTCTCGTTTCAAGAATTTAGAAACAGTATTCGATATTGTTGGCGTTTCTGTTTTAGATTATCTCGATTTGTATAAGAAGTTCACATATACTGCGCAAGAGTCCTATAAGTTAGATCACATCGCAAAAGTAGAACTTGGCAAAGAAAAACTATCATATGCAGAATATGATTCTTTTAGAATGTTCTATAAGAACAATTGGCAGAAGTTTGTCGAGTATAACGTCGTCGACGTAGAACTTGTAGATCAGCTTGAGGATAAGATGCGATTAATCGAGCTGATTTTAACAATGGCATATGACGCCAAGTGTAATTTTATAGATGTATTTTCAGCTGTTCGAACTTGGGATTGTATTTTGTGGAATCATCTTTGGAAAAAGAAAATTGTAGTCCATCAAAGAGACGATTCAAGAAAGGGCAGGCAAATCGAAGGAGCATTTGTTCAAGAACCAGTGCCCGGAAAATATGATTGGGTAGTATCATTTGATGCTACCAGTCTTTATCCAAGTATCATTATGCAGTACAATTTGTCTCCGGAGACAATGATGCCTGGAGGCATTGATGTAACTGTAAACTCTTTATTGAATAAAGAACATTCTCTTGACTCATTACGAGAAGATAATCTTTGTATGACGGCGAATGGTTATAGATTCAAAACAAATAAGCAAGGCATTTTTCCTGAGATAGTACAGAAGCTGTTTGATGACCGACAAAAGTATAAGAAGTTGATGATTGCTGCTCAGAAGAAATATGAGGAAACGAAAGATAAGTTGTATCAAAAAGACATTGCCAAATTTAACAATTTTCAGATGGCAAGAAAGATTCAATTGAATTCTCTCTTCGGTGCATGGGGCAATGAATTTTTTAGATTTTATGATGACCGAATAGCAGAAGGCATTACGATTACCGGGCAGTATATCATTAGAACTGTAGGCAAGGCTCTAAATGAATACCTTAATAAGATTTGTGGTAGTAACGATTATATCTATTCTTTCTATTCAGATACTGATGCATGTTATATTACGCTTGATCCCCTAGTGCAAAAATTCTATAAAGATATGCCAAGGGAAAAGGTTGTAGAGATACTTGATAAAATTTGTAATGACAGAATAGAAAAGGCAATTAATAAGGCATGCGATGACCTCATGTCTTATACCAACGCCTATGAACGAAAGGTATATTTTAAACGAGAGGTGATCGCTGACAGAGGTATTTGGGTTGCGAAGAAAAGATATGCTTTAAATGTATACAATAATGAGGGCGTTCAATATAAAGAACCAAAGTTAAAAGTCATGGGATTGGAGATCGTTAGATCATCTACTCCAGAACCAATTAGAGATGCTTTGAGAGAAGCTGTCAAATTAGCTTTGACAAAGACCGAGGCACATATTCAAAAGTATATTCGAGAGTTTGAAGAAGAATATAAGACTCTTCGTGCTGAGGATATTGCATTTCCTCGAGGAGTAAATGGCTTGGATAAGTATTCTGATAGAGCAAGTATTTACAGACAAGCCACGCCGATGCATGTCAGAGGTGCTCTGTTGTATAACTTTTACTTGAAGGAAAAGAAGTTAGAAAAGAAATATGAATTGATTCAGGAGGGAGATAAGATCAAATTCTTATATTTGAAAGAACCAAATACTATCGGTGAAAATTGTATCGCATTTGTTTCTTCCATACCCGAAGAACTTCAATTGACAAAATACGTAGATTATAATATAATGTTCGAGAAGTCGTTCCTTGAACCATTAACAACTATTCTAAATGGTATAGGTTGGTCAGCTAAACCGAAAGCCACTTTAGAAGGTTTATTTGCATAGGAGTTAATATGTCGCTATTAGAAAAGTTAAAAAAGAATTCTACAATTAAAGAAACAGAAATACTGAGTAAATCCAAGTTCTTCTCAAAGAAAGATATGATTCAAACTTCGGTGCCAATGATGAATGTGGCACTGTCTGGAAGTCTAGAAGGTGGATTAACTCCTGGACTAACAGTATTCGCCGGACCATCTAAACATTTTAAAACAGCTTTCTCACTACTTTGCGCAAAGGCGTATTTGGACAAATATGAAGATGCTATTATTTTGTTTTACGATTCTGAGTTTGGTAGCCCTCAGTCTTATTTTGATAACTTCGGTATCGACCCAGCCCGAGTTCTTCATACACCGATAACTGATATTGAACAGTTAAAGTTTGACAGCATGCAGCAAATCAACAATATTGAACGTGGAGATCATGTTATGATTGTTGTTGATTCTGTTGGTAACCTTGCATCTAAGAAAGAAGTAGAAGATGCTTTGGAGGGTAAGTCTGTTGCAGATATGACTCGTGCTAAACAGATGAAGTCATTATTTAGAATGGTTACACCTCATCTAACAATCAAAGATATTCCAATGATTGTTGTCAATCATACCTATGCCGAGATCGGTTTATTCCCTAAACAGATTGTATCTGGTGGTACAGGTATTTACTATTCTGCAGATAATATTTTTATTATCGGTCGCCAGCAAGAAAAAGAAGGCACGGAGGTTGTTGGATTTAACTTTATTATGAATGTTGAGAAGTCTAGATTCGTAAGAGAAAAATCTAAGATTCCTATTGAAGTATCGTTTGAAGGTGGTATTAGTACTTGGTCTGGTCTACTTGACATTGCTATGGAAGGTGGGTTTGTTGTTAAGCCAAGCAATGGTTGGTATGCTCATAAAGGATCTGAAAAGAAATTTAGACATAAAGATACTTATACAAAAGACTTTTGGATGCCAATTTTAACTAGCAAAGAGTTTCGAGATTATATAGAATCAAGATATAAAATTGCCGGAACAGAAATGTTACAGCAACAATTATCTGAAGAGGAATTGAACGAGGAGTTTGAAAATGCTAGTGAAGTATAGCCCGTGGCATCTCTCCGACACGGCATGGGGATTTAAAATTGAGGATGGAGATTTTGCTGGTACTACAATTAGTATCAATGATGTATCTTTGCCCGATGATGGTAGTGACATGGTAATGGATTTTAACTACGTAACTTTTCCAAAAGGCAAAGAGGAAAAAGATTTGAATACTGAATCTTTCAATTTAGTTATGAATTTTATTATGAATGATATTCTAACTAAAGCTATTGAAAATTACGAAGGGAATAAATGAGTTCGAAAATAGAAACTGTTATTCTACAAAATCTAGTTAATGATGATAAGTATATGCGTAAAGTTATCCCGTTCATGAAGCGGGATTATTTTACTGACAATACAGAACAAAAGATTTATGATCAGATCAAAATATTCATAGATGAATATAATGCTTTGCCGAATAAAGATGCTTTGATTGTAGCATTTCAAAACGATAAATCTTTAAATGACGATCAGTATAAAGAAATTATTCAGTATGTAAATGAATTGATTCCGACAGATCATAACAAGGATTGGTTGTTGAAGGAAACAGAAAAATTTTGTAAAGATAAGGCACTATATAATGCGATTCTTAATTCTATTACCATTATTGATGGTCGTAACAAAAGCCTGTCAACCGACGGAATCCCACAGCTTCTCCAAGACGCCCTCGCAGTATGTTTTGACAATAACGTAGGTCATGATTATATTGATAACTCAGATTCTAGATATGAGTTTTATCATAAGGTTGAATCTCGTATACCATTTGATCTAGATTATTTTAACAAGATTACTAATGGTGGTTTACCAAATAAGACATTGAATGTAGTATTGGCTGGTACTGGTGTTGGTAAATCGTTATTCATGTGTCATGTTGCAGCATCTGTATTGGCTCAAGGTAAAAATGTTTTATACATTACACTTGAGATGGCTGAAGAAAGAATCGCAGAAAGAATTGATGCGAATCTAATGAACATCACTTTAGATCAACTTAAAGATTTACCGAAGGCGTTATTTGACAATCGAATTGATAAGATCAAAGATAAAACTAATGGTAAATTGATTATTAAAGAGTATCCAACTACTGGGGCACACGTCGGTCACTTCAAAGCTTTACTAAATGAATTGCAATTAAAGAGACAATTCAAACCTGATATGATAATTGTTGATTATCTTAATATTTGCGCATCTTCTAGATTCAAAGCTGGGGCAAATATTAATTCTTACACTTTAATTAAATCTATTGCTGAAGAACTACGAGGCTTGGCAGTAGAAGAAAACTTACCTATTTTATCTGCGACTCAGACTACAAGAGGCGGTTATGGAAACACTGATGTTGAACTTACAGATACTTCAGAATCATTTGGTCTTCCTGCTACAGTTGATCTCATGTTTGCCCTTATTGCAACTGAAGAGCTGGATCAGTTAAATCAGATAATGGTGAAACAACTAAAGAATAGGTACAACGATCCAACAATAAATAAAAGGTTCGTCGTCGGGATTGATAGAGCAAGAATGAAACTTTATGATCTAGAGCAAACAGCACAGAAAGGATTGTCTGATTCTGGGTTGAAAATAGACGAAACTAAACTTGATACATATGATATGGGTTCCATATTTAAGAAGTCCCGTGATTTCTCTGGTATAAAAATTTAGGAGGCATTATGCTATTCCCTCATCCAAATCAAAAGCCAATCCAAGAACAAACTGAAGAGGATAAACTCTTACTAAAGGAAGTTCTTAACGACAATCCAAGAAAAATTAATAAAGTAGAGGAAGAATTATTTAATCACGAACCACCTGCGTTCACTGATTAAATGTATGTCACTGTTAGAAACGCTCGGGATAGGAATCTAACATCTGTTTTAAAAACGGCGACACATTTTTATGCATACATGTTGATGTCGCCTCAACTAATCAAACACTTAAGTATTAGAATATTAGTGCATGATAACTTAGGTAATGCAAATGGTTATTGCTCACCTGAAGATTATTCTGGTAAGATAAGAAGTTTTGAAATTGATTTGCGAAAAATGCGAACTAATAGAATGTTAAAATTACTCGCACATGAAATGGTGCATGTAAAACAGTTCGCTAAAAATGAATTAAAGGAAAGATACTTCAAGGACGGTTATAAAACACTTTGGCATGGCGAAGTCTGCGATATTGATTCGTATTGGGATCAGCCTTGGGAAATAGAAGCTTTTACTCTAGAGGAGGAACTACTTTGTTATTTCAAGAAGGAGTACGAATATTGAGCAGAAAGGATAAGCATGAACTCAATCACATTTACCCTAATGGACTTACTACAGATAGGTCTAATGATAGCAGCGTGCTATGCTTGTTACTTGAGGGGAGTAAATAAGGGCATAGGGGACACATTAGAGTTTTTCGAAGAACAGGGTCTTATAGAAAAAGAAGAGATAAACGAATAATCAATGACTTACAAGTGTTGTTCTAGAACAACACCATAGAACCCGAGCATTTGACTCGGGTTACTTTTTCTTATATAATTATGTTATGAACTTAGAAATCGGACAATTTGTAGAGCTCAAGACACGCCGCCATTCTCATCTATATAAGAGTGAGGGCTGGGTTGAGAATACTCTTAAAGGGCAGATCGTCCCCAATCCTAAATGGTTGGATGACGATTACATTAGCATTTTGACTGACAATACTATGCACCCCATTTCGATGGTGTTCAAGCAGAATATTGTTGGATTAGATATGGCAAAGGGGCGTTCTGCTAGCAGAATCTTCAATGTCAAGTCTAAGAAAACGGGCAAGAAGTACCAAGTGATCTCCAGAAATGGATCAGTCACTTGTGATTGTATCGGTTTTCAGTATCGTAAAGCATGCAAGCATTCATCTGCGGTAAAGAAATTTATCCAAAATGCTTGACAAGGTGTTCAGTAGGTTATATAATTATGGTATGGTAGTTAATTTAGATCAATTTTATGAGAGGTAATTTTATTATGTCAGATTCATATTTCACAGTAGCAGGTGTTTCTACTCAGCATGGTTCCACTAAGGTTCGTTTTGCCAATGATCTAGCATCTCGTGTTAAGTTGCTAGCTAAGGGCGGACATGATCCATTAGAGCTTGTTCAACTTCCGAAGGCAATGACTAAGGCAGAAGCTTGTCAGTATTTGCTAGAATTAGGTGGAGTA